TAGTGAACTACCGAGCTAGGCCCTGGCTGATCTGAAAAACAGACAGCCTAGACCAAGCAAACAGCCCCTGAGGGAGTTCTAAAGAAAGAGAAAAGCTGTAATCCAGCTGATCCTGTCCTTAGGACGTTGTCCCCTACACGGCGTACCATTAAGGCACGCCAGCGCCGTCCCATTAATAGGGCGGTGCCCACCTCGTCTTGATGTCGACGGTACGAGGACGTCCTGAACGTTCTAAGTGCTTCACATCAGCTGAGGGATCATCCCCCCGCTTAAGGAAGAACTTAAGTAGGGCACCAACATCATCCAGTTTATTAACTGGAATCCGCGGTGACACAACATACCCCTTAACCATAGGGGCATGGGTGTGCTCATCATAAACCCACTCATCAGGATTATATCCTAAGAAGGAGGTTCGACCCAACACAGAGGAAGTGTTAAGTACCATGGGGAAGGACTTTAATATCCTTACCAGTATGGTATCTAACCATTTCACAGTTCCCCAGTAGCCAGCAAGATAAAGCTGGTTACGAAGGGAAACAAGTGAGATGACCTCTGGAACGTCACTCCGTTTAGTAGGAAATACCCTTCGGACCTTGACGATTGAAACGTCATGGCCAGAATAGTACTCCTTACCACAAGACTCACGGAACCTTCCGGTCCAATAAGACTTGTCGGAACCCACCTTCGCTCCAAAAAGCGATAATGAGTCCATCACGGAGTAGACACAATCTGCGGGAACAATTAAATCATCCCCGTAGACGTGCACCGTACCAGAAAATCTCTTAACGAGATCTCTGGAAAGCGGTACGTTGTGCTCTTTTGCAATCCCCATGAAGATAATGGTAAGAAATACCATAGCCTCAAACGGAAAGCAGAGAGCAGAACCCATAGACGCGAACTTGGCTAGACGTATAACGCCATGGCCAGGAACCCGCGCCCGCCTGGAACGACATGCTTCGACACCCTTAAGCAAATGAGGGTGATGACGCAACATCGTCCGGACGAGCTGGTTAGACACACGATCAGACGCCTCACTCAAATCGAGCGTGGCAAGATCACCAGAAAGTGATCCTCTCTTAGCATTGAGCTGGTTAGGCTCTTGGTTCGAGAATCGAATCATATTAGAGAGTAATGGATCACTCTCCAGCCTAGAAACCAATGCCTCAAGAACCGACTGTTGTGCATATTGCATAGCAGTAGGCTCTACGGCAATGATTCTAGGCGTCTTTTGCGTCTTAGGGACAGAGATAACCTTAACGGGTAACTCGTCCCTAGGTTCGAGATAGGTTAGATCGTCCATCTCATTGTAGTAATGAGAAGGAGATGGGAAAAGGTATTCCGAACTAGGAAAAACCTCCTCCAAACGATCAGTCCAGGTTCTTTGCAGATACTTCTGGTTTCCCATAAGTTTATCTGCAGTCGAACCAGGGCCATGCTTAGGTATTAAATCGACATCATGGACAAGTTTATCCAGATGTGAAAATACAGAAGCAAAGAGAATAGAACTCGCATCGCCAAATTCTTCCAAATAGGAAGGATGGAGATTTGAGTCATTTT